TCAAGAATGTCTGCGGTGTGTTGTATTTCTAAGTTCAACATTTCTTCTGCCCTTTGTTGGCTAATTTTTTCGCCCAGTCTTACATATTGACCTTCGGGATACCGGGTGTTTCCATAACCAATCGTGGGTATTCCGGCAGGGCACAAATATGAAGTTAAATGACAACCTTCAAATTTTTTAATAAGCTCTACTGCGGCGCCGTAGCTTTTGTCGTTTACAGCTGCAATCCATGTCCCGTACCAGGGCTGGTCACGGTTAAGAATCTTTGGCTGTACTTTTAAAATTGCGGCTTCAAGCTCCACCAACGCAGCACTCTGATGCGGCAGTTTCCGGTAGTAACGGAATAGGTCATTCAGGTGGACCGGGGTGTTTGGGCTCATGCCATGGTGCGCGAAGGTGCAGGTCGTCAAGGCGCTGTGGAGGTGGTACTGCAGCAGGTTGCGTTGCGTGCCAGTCCTCTTCAGCTTGGTCTAGTTTTTTGGGCAGCTTTGCGTAAAATTTACGGCGCTGGATAGCCTTGTTGACCTCGCTCCATAGCGAGCGGGTGCTAAACAAAACGATCCAGCGGCCGTCGGGTGGCATTAACCCTTTTTTACGGGCTTAAGGCTACGTATTGCAGTAAATAAAATTTGGATGATGCTGTTGTCTTTTAGCTTGCTCATTCCAATCAACTCAGATGCAGCAGCAATGACGACCCAAAAAGCAGGGTGACCAAGGATTTCCTCGAAGTTCATGGGGTTTGGAGCTTTTTCTCATACTAGCCCTGTGGGCTCTTGTATTCCAGAACGGTAATTCGGTTACCGTAATCGTTTAAGCGTTCGTAAATTTCGCGGCGGTCAGCAGTAGCCTGAGCTTTTTCCGCTTTCATGTCTTGGTGTAAATCCTCAAGTTTGGTGGCAATTGATTCAACCCCTGCACTAAGGCGAATGACCGCTTCCCGACTCTCGCTGGTGCGTCTGGTAAATCCGGAAACGGACATCCCAGCAATGCCAATAAAAGCACCTAAAACTGCTGCGTAGATCTCAATCACAGTTCAGGCGCTTTCTATTTCTTATCTTAAAGGGTCTGGTTTGCCAGATAAAATTGCCACCGCTCGTTTATAAAACATGCAATCGGTTTTACCAGCGTCCTCTAGTGCCTGTTTTACACGTTTCCAGTTTTCATACGTTCTACTGTCTGTCACTACTTCTACCAAGGTAGGCCTTTACCACATGTCGGCTCCAATTTTTTGTCTAGCCTGGCCTGTAGCTCGGCCTCTATTATGCCCACTTGACCTGGAACCTCAGCATCTAGACCTGTTTTTACCCAGTTGATTACCCGCTCTTCAGTTAATTGGTCAAAGGGGATTAAAACAGCAGGCCGTGCTAAGCCCACGCTTCCGTAAGCACCTACTGGGGGGTACACTCCGTTATCTGCTCTTACTGTGTAATGTGCAGTAAAAACAAAACCGTCGCTTAGATCCCGTTCAAGTTCCTTGATAGCCCAAATAAAAACCGTTGAAGACTCTGACATTTTTGAACTCTTCTTGTTTGCAGTTTACTACCCGGAATTAAATTGCGTCAATCGGCTAGGTTAAACTGCTGCAGTTGTAAGGTTTCCGTTATTGTCTACAGTAATTTCGTACCTAGTCCCGTTTGGTGATGCGAGAATTACACCCCCACCAAGTTCTCCGATCTCTAAGAACGCGCCTGGAGTTGACGTTCCAATTCCCACGTAACCTTGCGATGTAATCCTGACGCGCTCAATGCTTGCAGAAGAATTGCTAGGCGTGGTCTTAAAAACCAGCCTTCCAGGCATGTCGTTTGTGTTTGACGTGCCATCAACTTGGCCGACTATTGAAGCGGCGGGAATAAAGTTTGTGCCGTCATCTCCTGCAAATTGCAGTACGCCTAAATCGTCCCCGCTTTGGACTAAGCCACGTATACCTAAATTTGCGCTACGGCTTTTTTGAATATTGCAGATTGGCGACCCTGTGTTTGCGCTCCAGCGTGTTGTCTGCCACGAACTGGAACTGGCCCCATTTCCATGGAGTTGCACTTTCGCGTTAATGCTCTCTGCTCCTGTGTAAGCAACTGTGCTGCCGAATAAAAGTTTATCGTTAGCGTTTAAAGGGCTTACGTTCGTGCCTGTCCTGTTCCAGTAGCCGATATTTCCTGTACCAGTACCATCAAATGCACCGGAAATTGAGTTATCTACAAAATCTTTTGTTACAAGCGTTGTTGCTGCATCCCCTGATGTGGTAGAAACTGACGTAGCTTTATTAGTTAGAACTAAGTTTGCTCCGTTAATTGTGCCTGTTGTGGTGATTGAATCTCCTGCATTGACAGGTGACACTGTTGTGCCTGTTCTGTCCCAATAGCCCATAACCCCGGTCTTACTGCTTCCGCTGCCCGCAACTTGGACTACTGCGCCCAAGTTGTTTTCGATGTATAAAGCCGGACTGGAAGAGTGGTAATTAACCGCAATCTGACCGGGTTGGAGTGTGCCAGCTGTTGGCGCTTGGTTCTGTACCAAGGAACGGATGTTCTTTACTGAAACTGGCATCGGATAAACCTCCCGGTCAGAAAAACTGGCGCATTAACGCGCTGTGTGTATTTTAGTACGTACCAGCGTCGATGCTTGTTACGGCTTCCCACTGCGAGTTTAGTCCGTTTAACTTCAACAATGAATCGGCAGCTGGATTTGTGATTGTCACGTCCAATAGATCGTTTAACACTGTGATGCCGCTTATTCCAGCAGAAGATGCTCTAACGCGAGTCCATCCCGCTGCTAAGCCGTTACAAAGAATAAGGTCACCGTTTTCAAAAGACACTCCTGGGGCTCCCGGAATGTTGCTGCCTGGGCCTCCGCCTGAGGTGTTCACAATAAAGTAGATACCGGCCAGCTCGTCTGTTGCGGCGCTTAGGCTGTCACCAATTGAGTACCCGGCGCTAATCCCTAGAGGCGTTACACCGACAATAAGCCCAGTACCTGCGTCAATTGTTCCCGCATACCTTAAATTTTGCTGAGCTAGTCTTCCAAAGCTGACTGGATACCAAGAGTTACCGTTCCACATGTGGAGCGAAGATGTGGATTCTTGAAGCCACAGCATTCCAATGTGGCTTTCTGTCGTGGCAATGGAAGGTACTACCTCCTGCACGTAGGCGATGGAGTAATCGGATAGTTTTTCACTACTTACGGTTCTGTCTGTGATAAAAGAGGCGCCGAATGTGCCAGATATAATTTTTGATGTACTTAGGTTTGGTATGTCGCTTTCCTGTAAAGGTAAAGAACCTGTTACGTGGCCATTCTCATCAAACTCAACCTTAATTCCACTTCCTGCACCAATTGTGTTTACGTGTGAAATCTCACCTAGAGAATCCACAGACAAGCTCGTAGTATCTGGTCTAACTACACCAACAGCAGATTCTGTTGCTACAGGTAAATCTGTTGGTGTAATTACACTGCCGCCTGTTACTAAACCTTTACTGTCATAATTTACAAGCTGCTTGGTTCCAGTGTTTGCGACAACAGTGTTGTCAATAGAAATTACTTCCCCGTTTAAAGCCAGACCGTTTCCGTTTACAGCAACCGCTCCACGGGCAGCGCTTGCCAGCGGTAGGTCATTGGATACAATTGTTCTTGCGCTTACAGACCCGGCTGAACCTGTAGGACCGGCAAGAAATTGAGCCGCTGCAGTTGTGTCGTCAATTGAAGCTGAAACAGCTGCAGTGTGGTTTGATATGACTACTTCTGTGTTTACAAGACCTGAGTTACTTCCTGTAACATTTAGTATTCCGTTTGTTTGGCTCCACACCGTGCCATCCCAGATGTAACTCTTTATTTCTGATGCTGAGGTGTCAATTGCAATCTGACCAATAAAGTCGCCTGTTGCGGGTAGCGCGGTCACCACCACAGCGGAACTGGAGTCAGCAAGTTTTGCTGCTGTGACAGATGAGTCAGCTAACTCAGTAGTGCCGATAGAACCGGCAGCCGTGGTGAAATTAACTTTTGCGCCCGGTATAGAACCGTCTGCAAGTAAAGTGATCCCGTCCAGGACCAGATTTGAAGCGGTGATCTTTTTGGTTTCTGAGGCACTCAGGTCTGCAATGGGCAGTACATCCGCTGCCTGTAACTCTGAACTGCCTAATGCAGGTAGGTCAGAAATACGAAGATCAGCCATTAACTCAGTGCGCAGTACCTTATTACGATTCTAATAGCGCTGAAAAATTCATGGCGCCTCTGGGTCGCCCAGAATTTGGGTGCTGTCTTCGGCCAAAAGCTTACTGGAGTCTTCAAGCAACAACGAACCAAAGTCTTGGGAGACTTTTAAAGATATTGGGCCGCTTGTCACAAAATTTATTTCAGTTTCTATAATTTCGTCTCTCGTTCCAGCTTGAATAGCAACGTTTGTTACCACGCAACGCATCTGGTAAAATATTTTATGCCCTCTTTTGTCGTCAAAAATAACAAAACGCCCGCGAAAAACACTGCCTTGCTTTAGTCTAAGAAGAAGCTTGGCCATGTAGTTAGGCACTTCGTCTTTACCACCTACCTTATCGTCGCCTAACGTATTTTTGTACTCCCAAAAGCAAGAAAGACTGCCTTGGCCACTAATTAGTCCATTTGAATAATTTTCTCTAAAA